GTCTAATCCCTAGAAAAAGCATTAAACCCTTAATTCGTTAAATAATACACAAAAATAACAGTTGCACAGGTTTTTGAGGGGGGGTTTATTAAACAATAAACGCCACCCATATATAGTATCTCTCCTAAAATTTCTGTTATATATTGCTCCCCCCTATATAAATACGCTCAGAATGAGCGTAAATATTACCTATCTGTTCGCTTTTACCTATTTGAACAGGTTATCTAGTATATATAATAAATATACGGAGTTGCCTCCGTTTGTTCTACGGCAACTCCTTAATATAATTAATTAATATTAATATATATTGGGGGTAGTCTGTCCGTTTATACCCACCGTTAAATTACCGTTTTTAGGGGGAAGTAGTGGGTCGTAAACCAGGGGTACAAAATATCTCTAAAGAGAACGCTCAGGAGCAAGTGCTAGAGTTGCTATCTCAGGGTAGTACCATAGTAGACGCAATGAGAGCCGTAGGACGCAACGACGTAACCTTCAGGCAATGGTCTATGGCAGACCCTGATTTTAAAGACAAAGCGGACAAAGCACGTCTTGCTGGCAAAGGTGTTAAAACAGACCTAGCAACCCTGAAAGATATTTCTTTTCAAGATTTTTCAGAGCAATTCCTAGAGACTAAATTGTTTGACCATCATAAGTCCTGGATTGATTTGATAGAGGGTAGAGACCCATCTTGGTTCCACCCATCTATGACATATGAAAAGGCTGCTAGCAACCGTTTATTAATTAACGTGCCACCAGAACATGCTAAGTCAACAGTACTTACAATTAACTACGTTACTTACCGTTTAGCAATAGACCCTAACGTTAGAATTATTATAGTTTCTAAAACCCAGGGTATGGCACGTAAGTTCTTGTCTGCAATTAAAACAAGACTAAGCCATCCTAACTGGACTAAATTGCAAGTTTCTTTTGGACCTAATGGTGGATATAAGGCTGATTCACCAACATGGTCTGCCGATATGATTTATCTGGGTGCAGGACGTGACTCAGGTGAGAAAGACCCTACTGTACAAGCATTAGGATTTGGGTCTCAGATTTACGGTGCACGTGCTGACCTGATTATCCTTGACGATGTGGTGATGAATGCAAACGCCCATGAGTGGGAGAAGCAAATTGAATGGCTTCAAAAAGAAGTCATCACCCGTTTGGGACGGCACGGAAAACTACTTATAGTAGGAACCCGTGTCGCCCCAATAGATTTATATAAAATGATAAGAGATGGCGACCAATGGACTGGTGGTAAATCTCCATTTACTTATTTTGCATGTCCAGCCGTTTTAGAGTTTGATGAAAATCCAAAAAATTGGAAAACACTTTGGCCTTGGACTGATAGGCCAGAAGGTGAAAAAGATGAACCTAACGAGCAAGGGTTATATCCCAAGTGGGATGGACCCTCGTTATTTACAAGAAGGTCTGAGGTCGCTCCGTCTGTTTGGGCTATGGTCTACCAACAGGAAGATGTCGAATCAGATTCCATTTTCGCGCCAGCAGTTGTGGCAGGATGTGTTAACGGTATGCGAAAGCGCGGACCGCTTAAGAAAGGCACACCTGGACATCCAAAAAGTCTCGAATCTACATATACAATAATTGGATTTGACCCAGCAGTAACTGGCAGGTCTGCATTTGTTGCAGTTACATACAACAGAAGTGATGGACGTATCTATGTTTTAGATTGCGTTAATATGTCAGAACCTACTCCACAAAAAGAAGATGCTTTGATTAAAGAGTGGGTAGAAAGATACAAGCCACAAGAATTTAGAGTAGAAATTAACGCACATCAAAAATACTATGCTATGGATTCAGATTTACGTAATTACTTAGCATCATATGGATGTCAATTAAATTCACATTTTACTGGCAAAAATAAATGGGACGTAGGATTCGGTGTGGCATCTATGGCAAGTCTTTTTGGAACTCTTATAGATGGAAGATTTCAAGATAATAATTTAATAGAATTACCTTCTAATGAAGGCTCAGAGGGACTTAAATCTTTGGTTCAGCAACTTATAACTTGGAAACCTGATACCAAAAATCCAACTGACTGTGTAATGGCTCTTTGGTTTGCTATTATTAGATGTAGAGAATTGATGCAAACATCTAGCAAAGTTGGACAGTATCAAAATAATAGATGGGCTACAAGAGCACAGATTGCTCAAAGAGCATCTTTCAATTTAGATGAAGCCATTGCAGAACAATGGGCTGAAACTTATAACTAAGGAGACAACATGCCGATACCATTAACCGCAGCAGGGCTTGCTGCTTTAAGAGTAATCTCTGGAGTAAAATTAGCAAGAACATCAGGTGGAATTGTTGGCCCAGGTTCTAAAGCAGTAAATCCAGTTTACAAAAATATGACAGATAAAATCCAAAGTAATTCTGTTAAAGTAACAAAGACTCAAGCGCAAATTAATAAAGAGGGTCTTGAAAAAGTTAGACAGGCTTTGAATATTCCCGCAAAAGGTACACCAGCGCACCAAAGGTATTTAGCAAGTAAGGCATCTAAAGAAAATGCTGCCTTAATGAAAAGCAGAATTAAAGGTAAATAATGGCATTAAATATTGAACAGATAGCAGCAAGAGTTCAATCTCTTCGTTATCGTAATAGCGAAAGAGATGCTCGCAATCTTGATGTTCTTGCTGTTCGTAAAGGTAGGATATCAGAAGTATATCCAGATTTTTTTCCTTCAGGAGTAGATGCTAATGTCGTGGCAAATTTTATTGATATTGTTGCCCGTGACTTGTCGGAAGTTATGGCTCCTCTTCCAGCGGTTAACTGCTCAGCCGCTAATCAAGTCAGTGACCGTGCTCGTACTTTTGCCGATAAGCGTACTCGTATTGCTAGTAATTATTTTTCGCACTCTGACCTTGCGGTACAAATGTACTCAGGAGCAGACTGGTACATAACATATGGATTTGTTCCGTTTATAATTGAATTAGATTCTGAAGCAAAATTACCAAGAATTCGTATAGAAAATCCTATTGGCTCATATCCAGAGTTTGATAGATATGGTCGATGTGTAGCATTTGCTAAAAGATATGTTTTAACTTTAGGAGAATTAGTATCTCAATTCCCAGAATTTGATAGTATAATATTAGGACCTGGTGGTTATAAACAAGATTTAAATCAACAAATTGAGATGATTCGTTACTATGATAATCAACAATCAGTTGTTTATCTACCTACACGTCAAAATTTAGTTTTATCTCAGGCTAAAAATCCTATTAATAAAATGATGGTAGTAGTAGCACGTAAACCATCTATTGATAGTGAACTACGTGGTCAATTTGATGATGTACTAGGAATACAATTATTACGTAATCGTTTTGCTATGCTTGCAATGGAAGCAGCAGAAAAATCTGTACAGTCTCCTATTGTGCTTCCTCAGGATGTACAAGAATTACAACTTGGTGGAGATGCAGTCATTCGTACTGCAAATCCTGCTGGTGTGCGTCGTGTTGAACTTACATTACCACAAGGTGCATTTACTGAGCAAACATTATTAAATCAAGAATTAAGAGTTGCATCTCGTTACCCAGAGGGACGTACTGGTAACATTGATGCATCTATTGTTACTGGTCAGGGTGTACAGGCTCTTATGGGAGCATTTGATACCCAAGTAAAATCTGCTCAAGCAATTTTTGCTGCAGCATTACGTGATGTTATAAGTATATGTTTTGAAATTGATGAAATTGTATTTCCAGAAGAAAAAACAATTCGTGGTGTAGATTCTGGTTCACCATACGAAATTACATATAAGCCTTCAAAAGATATTAAAGGCGACTACTCTGCTGATGTTCGTTATGGTATGCTTGCTGGTCTTAATCCAGCCCAAGGTCTTATTTTTATGTTACAAGCACTTGGTGGTAAATTAATATCTAAAGATATGGCTATGCGTGAACTACCATTTACGGTTAACGTAACTCAAGAACTTGAAAAAATTGAAATTGAAGATATGCGTACAGCATTACTTAATTCATTAACTGCATTGGGTCAAGCAATACCACAGATGGTTGCAGGTGGACAAGACGCATCTGGATTAGTAAATAAAATTGCTGCGGTAATTAAGGCTCGCCAAAAGGGACAAGCATTAGAGGATGCTATTGAGCAAGTCTTCATGCCTCAACAACAAGTTCCTCCTGCTGGTGCATCTGGCTCTATGGTTGAGCAACCGTCCCCTGCTCCTATGGGCGCTCCAGTAGGAGGTCCTTCTCCAATGGCTGCTGAACCAGCACCACAAGATGTAATGAGTTTAATATCTGGTATAACTGGTACTGGAAGAGGAACTGCAAGCGTAAGAAGCGTAAGACGTAGATAACTAAGTAGGGGACAATGACAACAATTATTGGTATAGAACATAAAGACAGATGTTTTATAGTTGTTGATAGTCAAACAACTGATGCAGATGGTAAAATTTATTCTCATCCTGAAGTTAAAAAAATTACTGAAAATGGTTTATTTCTAATTGCAGGTTCTGGAGAAACTTTACCTTGCGATATAGCACAACATATTTGGGAGCCACCAAACCCAACAAAGCAAGATAAAGAAAATTTATATCATTTTATGATTTCAAAGGCTATGCCATCTCTCCGTAAATGCATGACAGAAAATGGATATCACTTTGATGAAGACACCAAAGAAACTCGTTTTCAATTTATTATGGCTATTGGTGGAGAAATTTTTGATGTTGACCAAGAGTTATCAATAAGTAAATCTGCAG